TCGAGATCGAGTACCTGCCGACGCAGCAGAAAATTTATTTCCGCGGCGCCGACGACCCAATGAAAATTAAAAGCATCAAGCCTCAGTTCGGCTACATCGGCATTCTGTGGTTTGAGGAACTTGACACCTTCCATGGTCCGGAACAAATTCGGTCCATAGAACAAAGTGCCATTCGTGGCGGCGACGAGGCGTTCATATTCAAGAACTTCAATCCGCCGCGCACCTCACAGAACTGGGCCAATAAATACGTAAAGATTCCAAAGGACACACAGTATCAACATAGAAGTGATTACCTAAGCGTGCCGCCCGAGTGGTTGGGTAAGACGTTCTTGGAGGAGGCTCAACACTTAAAGGAAGTTAACCCCGCTGCGTATGAACATGAGTACCTGGGTGTTGTGAACGGCACCGGCGGTATGGTATTTGAAAATGTTATATTGCGTGCTATTGAGGACTGGGAAATTTATGGTAAGAGCGATGGGATGAATGGTATGGTTGGCGGATTTGACCGCGTGATGCATGGCCTCGACTGGGGCTTCTATCCGGATCCTGCCGACTACACCCGCGTCCACTACGACGCCGCCCGTCTGACACTGTATATTTTCGGCGAGTTGCGCCGCAACAAAACATCCAACCGCCAGTTGTACGAGGACCTTGTGGCGTATGGTCTCACACCCGAGCATACGTTAATATGCGATAGCGCGGAACCCAAATCTATTGCCGACTTTAGGGAGTATGGTGCCGCGGCGAGGGGCGCAGAGAAGGGACCTGAGTCCGTCAAGTACAGCATGAAGTGGCTGGCCTCATTAAAAGAGATTGTGATTGATCCAGCACGCGCACCTTACGCTGCTGACGAATTTATATCGTACGAATTTGAACGCACAATAGATGGTGACTTAATTGCAGAATACCCTGATAAAAATAACCACTCAATAGATAGTACGCGGTACGCAACTAATCTTATATGGCGACGGAGAGGTGAATAATGGAAGTTGAACGTGGGTGTCTAATCGGTGGGTGCTTAGGCCTGCTAATATGGTCCGCAATTATTTGTATTATTGTTGGAATATTTAGAGGTGTTTAATGTTTCAAAAAATCCTTGAGTGGATTAGGAGATTCTTTATGATTAATAAGACAAACGTCAAGCAGGCACTTCGTGTCGACGTCGCCATGAGCGACCTGATGGTGGCGGCGCTGCAGAAGTGGGTCAAGATGTACGAGAATAAGGCGGATTGGATAAAAGATAATGTCCATAGTCTCAACCTTCCGGCGGCAATAGCAGGCGAGATCGCCCGCGCCGTGACGATTGAGATGGAGGTCAAGATTGACGGGTCCGCACGTGCTGCGTACTTGACAGAACAATTTACGCCGGTGCTGAACAAGATCCGCCAGATGGTCGAGTATGGGGTTGCCAAGGGCGGCCTCATGTTCAAGCCGTACGTGAAGGGTAAAACCATAATGGTTGACTACGTGCAGGCCGACCAGTTCTACCCCATAGCTTTTGATGCGAATGGCGATATTACGTCCTGTGTCTTCAGTGATCAACGGACGGTGGGTGACAAGTACTACACGCGGTTGGAGTACCACGCCATGACCGGCAAAGGGTGCAAGATTGTTAATAAGGCATACCGGTCTACAGCAAAGGACTCGCTTGGTGAGGAAGTACCGTTGAATGTTATTGACGCATGGAAGGACCTAAAACCTGAGGCAACCATTACCGTCATCGGTAAGCCACTGTTTGCGTACTTCAAATTTCCATCCGCCAACAACATCGACTCGCAATCGCCACTGGGTGTCTCGTGTTACTCGCGCGCCATTGACCTTATTAAAGATGCTGACCAACAGTGGTCCGACCTGCTGTGGGAGTTTGAGTCCGGCAAACGGGCGTTATACGTGGATGTCCTGGCGTTCGGCAAGGACGCTGACGGCAAACCCATACTGCCCAACAAGCGCCTGTACCGCACGTTGGAGACCGGTAGCGCGGAGGGCGAAATGTTTGAGGCGTGGTCACCCGACTTACGTGAGACCAACATCCTCAACGGACTTGAGGCCATACTACGCAAGGTGGAATTCACTTGCGGTTTGGCGTACGGCACCCTCAGCAATCCCCAGACCGTTGACAAAACTGCCACTGAAATAAAAATATCGCAACAGCGCAGTTATGCAACGGTTGCGGACACCCAGAAGTCACTGCAGCGCGCACTTGACCAGCTATTGTGGGCGATGGACACCTGGGCGACACTCAATAAGCTCGCGCCCAAGGGCACCTACACCGCGACCTACGACTTTGACGACAGCGTCGTCGTTGACAGTGAGGCGCAGTTCACCCAGGACCTACGCATGGTCACCAGTGTAATTATGGGTAAGGTAGAATTCAGAATGCGCAATTTGGGTGAGGATGAGGAGACGGCCAAAAAGAAAATTGCTGAGGCCGAGGCTGAGCAACCAGCTGTCGATGAGTTTGGGCTGGCGAAACCGAATAAGAATATTCCAGTAAAGGAGAAAATAAATGGCTAAGGGAAGATGGATAACACATAATGGGCGGCATATATTTCTTGCTGAGGGCGACGCCGCATTTGTAGAAGGTTTTGATAAGAATGCGAAGGATAATGCTGCGCGTAAGAAAAAGTTTGATGCAGAGAAGAACACCGCCGCTAAAAATGATGCGTTCTACAAAAGTAGACCGGATTTGCAAAGAAGAAATGTAGGAAGTGAAGAAGACAAAACTGTGGCAGCTGCACGTAAGGCCGCTGGATTAGCGCCAAAACATGAAATGAGCGGTACGGGGGCACAGGGTAAGAAATGGAAGTTTTCTAGACCAGGGTTTGATGAAGCAGTAGGTGGATTTGTTAAGTCTAATAAGCGCGATGCTGCGTGGAAAGACTTTATGAAATTTAATTCCAAAGAATTAAGTGCGAATGCGCATTTTGAGGCATGGTTACATCAAGCAAATAAATTCGTTTCATAGGAGATAACAATGCCAAACCCCTACCACGTCCAACACGGTGAAAACGGCGGACAGTTTACAAGTGCTAATGACGGATTCTTTGGGCAATAAATATAGGAGGCAGAAATGTATTGTTGTTCTGTGGCGATGATACGACAAGGTGTAACAGACGATGGAAAAGTAGTATGGATTTGCCCTGTTTGTGGCAGGGAAATTTATATCTGGGGTGCAAACACAGCAAATGATTCTACCGGAACTTATGTAGTTCAAAAGACAACGGCATAATATCAGTGTTAACTGCTTCTCAGTTTGACCAGATATCCGTTCCCATCACCGACCTGTACGAACTGTACATGCAATCTGTGATTAACGACATTGCCCGCCGACTGTCAAAGTTGGACATGAGCGCCTCGGCAGCGTGGCAACTACAGCGGTTAATAGAGAGTGGCAAGGTGTACGATACAGCACTTGATGAGATTGCCGCGCTTACGGGCAAGAGTGTTCCCGTGTTACGTGCTGCATTTGAGCAGGCGGGTGTTAAGGCGATGGCATTTGACGACGCAATCTACATTGCCGCCGGCCTCAACCCCATTCCCCTAAACTTGTTGCCCGCAATGCTGGACGTGCTGATGGCTGGCCTCAATAAGACTGGTGCCACGCTGCATAACGTGGTAATGACCACCGCACTGCGAGGGCAGGAGGCGTTTGTAGATGCGGCCGACCTTGCCTACATGCAAGTAGTCAGCGGCACAATGTCCTATGATCAAGCCATTCGTGCGGCGGTTAAGCAGGTTGCTGATGACGGATTAAAAGTAATTGAGTACCGCGGTGGGCGGCAGGACCAGTTGGATGTCGCCATGCGACGCACAGTACTTACCGGTGTTGCACAAACCACCGGCAATTTGCAGCTAACGCGCGCGAAGGAGATGGGAACTGATTTGGTGCAGACGTCGGCGCATATCGGGGCACGGCCCACGCACCAACCGTGGCAGGGGCACATTTTCAGTTTATCGGGAGTGGATCCGAAGTACCCGGATTTCATTACTGAAACTGGGTATGGCACCGTTACTGGTTTATCGGGCGTGAATTGTAGACATTCATGGTATCCATTCTTTGAAGGAATATCAGAGAATGCGTATAAGCAAGCGACATTAGATGAGTATGCGGATGCCGTTGTGGAATATAATGGCGAGGGGATGTCAGTGTATGATGCCATTCAGAAACAGCGAGGAGTTGAACGTGAAATACGTAAGATAAAACGGGAGAGTAGTGCTTTAAGTGCGGCTGGATTTGATAATGTTGGAGAAACAATTAAAATAAGAAAACTACAAATGCAACTTAGAGATTTCGTGAGTCAGACAGGTTTAGACAGACAATCTAGCCGCGAAGGCGGCAGAATAATAAAAACAGAGGTATAATTATTTTATGCTACCAATACCAGGTGTTTATGAGATTAAAAACGTGGTTAATGGACATAAATATATCGGTAGTAGTGTAAACGTAGTATGGAGATTATGGGGACATAAACACGCACTAAATTTGCATCAACATCATAATCCTTATTTTCAGAATGCGTGGAATAAACATGGAGAACAAAATTTCATTTTAAGAGTTCTATTATATTGTGATCGAGGAATGCTGTTAATTTATGAACAGATGTGTTTAGACGCATTCAAACCTGAATATAATATTTGTACTATTGCAGGAAGTACTCTCGGGATAAAACTTAGCGAGAGTGCTAGACGGAAAATGTGTGAGGCCAGGAAAGGGCGGGTGTGGTCTGAAGAAACCAAAAGAAAAATGTCGCTTTCCTCAATAAAAAGATATCAAGTTGAGGGGGCTAGAGAAGAGTTTTCTAAAATATTAAAAGAGGCATTCATGTCTGAAGAAATAAGAGCAAATGTTTCTAAGGGCTTACGAAAATGGTGGGCATTACGGAGAGAAAATGGCACAAGCGGTCTATCTGAAGAATTAAAACATAAGATATCTCTGGCTACAAAAGGAAAACCGAAGTCGGAGGAAACAAAACTAAAAATGAGAAAACCAAAATCTGCTGAACATAGAGCACATATATCAGCAGCGCTAAAGGGAAGGACGTGGAAACATTAAATGGATCCTCTCTTTAAATCTTTCCTCTCCTTAATGTACTCACTGTGTAAGCAGTTTATTTCATGGTACGAGCAGGAAGTTAAGAAGTGAGTTGTAGGGAGCTAAAAGTGGTATAATGTTCCTATAGACAGCATCACGCCCTTGGGTGGGGTGCAACAAATGGACGGGATGGTAGTACACCACGTTCCCTTAGGATAGGATCCTGACGGCGCGTGGTTTTTGTTTTAATCCGCCGAAACTAAAAGAGGCGGAAGTCCAAGTGGCGTAGAGGCCACTTAAAAGAAACAACTTAGACAAAAGGAAAAACAGGTAAAACAAGATGAATAAAAAGGATCTCGAAAAATTAGGACTGACGGCAGAGGCGCTTGAGAAAGCTGGCCTGACTGCGGATGTTGTGGAAAGCATTATTGTGCTGCACGGCAAGGACATCGAAAAGCATAAGGGTCTTATTGAGACCGCCGGCACGGAGGCAACCGCCTTGAAGACTCAGTTGATTGAAGCAAATAAGACCATTGATGGGTTCAAGGCAATGAAGGTTGAGGATATCCAGAAGGCAGCCGATGATTGGAAGATTAAGGCTGAGACCGCTGAGGCAGACGCCAAGAAAATTAAGGAAGACAATGATGCAGCTATGGTCAAGATGAAGTTCGACCAGGTGCTTGGTGACGCCCTCAAGGCTGAGAAGGTGCAGGATCCAGCAGACGTTATTCCCCACCTCAAGATGGACATGTTGAAGCTGGGTGAGGACGGAAAGTTTGTGGGCCTTACCGAACAGCTCACCCCACTTAAGGAGCACAAAAGTTACCTGTTCAAGGACGATGACGACACCCCAGAGATAATTACTGGGGGCAACAACAAATCAGTTATTGGCGACGCGATAGTGGACGTGGCCCGCAAGGCCGCGGGACTACCGGTCGCAGGAGAGGATTAAATGACTCAGAGTTTTGAATTAGTAACTAAATTTCAACCGATCCTGGATGAAGTTTACAAGGTAGCTTCGTTGACCGCCCGCATGGACGCGCTCACGAAGCCCGTTGATTTCGCCGGCGCAAACGTTGTGAAGGTGTTCAAGACCACAATGGGTGGCTTGGGTACTTACTCACGCTTGACCGGCTACCCTGAAGGTGAGGTTATTGGTTCATGGGAAGCATTGACCTTACTACAGTCCCGCGGTCGTGAGTTTAGCATTGATCGCATGGACGATGAGGAAACCCTGGGCATGGCCTTCGGCACCCTCGTCGGTCAGTTCATGCGCACCAAGGTTGTTCCCGAAGTCGACGCCTACCGCTTTGCGAAGTACGCAAGCTGGTCGCAGATTTCAACCACAACTGCCGCAACCCTCACCTCTGGAACCGTGCTGGCCGCAATTGACGCCGCAAGTTTGCAGATGGACGAGGATGAAGTCCCCTCAGAAGGACGTTTACTGTACGTGTCCTCAACCGTTGGGAAGTTCATTGACGCCGTCATCACCCGCACCTTGGCGAATGAGAGTTCTGCCAATCGCGTTTTGAAGATGTTGGATGACATGACCATCATCCGTGTTCCGCAAGCTCGCTTCTACACCATCATCGACCTCGAAGCTGGTGCAACCGCCTCAGCTACTGGTGGTTACTCAAAGAATGCGTCCGGCGTGGACATCAACTTCCTGTTGATTCACCCGCCAGCGGTGCTGCAGGCTACCAAGCATGCCGCACTGAAGATCTTTGGTCCTGATGAAAACCAGGACATGGATGCAACCAAAGTTCAATACCGCCTGTACCATGATGCGTTCGTGTACACGAACATGGTGGACGGCATCTACCTGCACAAGAAAGCCACTTAGGAGGCATAAGATGAAACTTCAAAATGGTGGAATTGTGGTTGACATTCCTGAGAAGGAAGCTGAACAGTTTTTGCGCGGTGGGTACAAACGGGTAGATGGGAAACCATCGTCCGTAAAACCAGAGGTGCCGGTGGAAGCACCCGTTGAAGACGGGCAGCCGCCGAAACACTCTGGCGGAATATTTAACAGAGGAGGCGGCAATGGGTAATTTAGAACAAGTTGGTGGCAGTGACTGGCTGCAGGACATCAACGACAATTTCAAGGAATTGTTTGGTGGACCTGGGAATGTTTACTATGCCATTCAAACGACAGAGGCGTTCTATGATGCATTCCTGTCAGCCCACCAGGTGGACTATTTGGATGGGACCAAGGCAGTGCACAACACCATTCAGGGTGCCATTGATGCCTGCCTGGCAAATCGCGGTGACGTTGTAAACGTGATTGGTGAATGGACAAGCGCGGTTACTATCACCCTGAATAAGTGGGGGACCACACTTCGAGGGGCAACAGACTGGAACAGTATTACTGGTGGTGGCAATGCAAATATCACCTGCACAGGTGCTGGAATCGCTACCCTGACTGTTACGAAAGCAAAATGCCACATCGAAAACCTTGTGCTGTATTTCAATGGCACGGGAGACACAAAAGGCATCGAGTTTGCCAGTTCTGCACCTTCTCAGGCCGTGGTTCGGAATGTTGAGATAGTGAAGAATGGCGGTGATAATGTTGCTGGATACGGGATTAAGTTTACAACTGTTCCGACCCGCGGAGAATTTTCAAACATCAAGATCACCGGTTCGTCAAATGACGCACTCAAGATGGCTTATGGGATTCAAGGCGGAGAATACTCTTGTGTATTCCGCGATATTGTAGTCTCAAATGCCACAGTAGGGATCAATCTTGACACCTACGGCGGACTGTTCCAACGGATCATCGTTGCGGCTACCTGCGTTACAGGAATGGACATTTACGGAGCCGCGGCAGCGCAATCTATGATGGTTGACTGCCGAAACATGGGCGCGTCAAAGGGGACTTTAACCAACATGGTCTTCTCAGGTAGTTATTCTACTGGGTTGACCGAACTGACCGCTTAGATAAGGAACTGAAGCAATGGCCGCATACACAGACTACACGTATTATACGACCACATACCTGGGAACGGCCATTGCTTCTACCGCATTTGCACAGTTGGCATTGCGGGCAAGCGCGGTCATTGATCAAATTACATTCAGTCGCGTAGCTGCAATCATTTTGGCAAACACAGAGACAGACAACATCGACCTCATCAAGATGGCAGTTTGTGCAGTTGCCGAACAGCTTCAAACAAATGACGCAAGCGGGTCCAACGGTGGAATAAAATCCGAGAGTATTGGATCCAATAGTGTAACCTACGTGGATGGGTCGCAGATGACGTTATCAAATGACAGGAAATTATCAAATGCTGCCAAGCTCTACTTAGGCAATTCCGGACTGATGTTCAAGGGGTTTGCTGATGATGAATTAGGCGGAGTAATACTCGATGAGGACTAATTGTTCCATGACCGTCTACAATAAGTATATTTCCAGCGGTCTGGAAAAGTATCAGCGCACCCAGGTTGTCGATGTGGAATGGGAAAATAGGAAGGCGTCAAATGTCATCAAGTCCGGCCTACTTGCAGCAGACAGTGTCGTTATTTATATTCCTTTTAGTCGTGGCACTAATCATTTGGATCCTAAAGCATGGTTGGCCGCAAGGACCGGCAAGTGGACATTAGCAGTTGGTGATGTTATTGTGAAAGGGTTGGTGTCGGATGAAATTCATGACGCGGTTGTCAGTCCTCCATCTGCGGCTTTCACAATCACATCACTCAAAGCAAAATATGACGATTGTGTGACCATAAAGAGTGTGGACACATTTGATATGGGATCTTTGGTCATGCAGCACTGGAAGGTGTCGGCACAATGACCCATCCAATAATTGAAACACCTCGCGGTAAGATCCTTGTCAATGAACCGACCATGAAGGCTGAATTGATTTGGAATCCCAATTTCAAAGACAAGTGGCAGGGTCGTTATACTCCAGCACAGAAATTCGTGGATAGTGAAGTGCTTAGGGGATGCGAACCGTATGTTCCTCTGTTGACAGGCATGATGATCATGTCAGGCATTTTAGGCACTTTCATTGGGAGTGGTACTGTTCAATGGATTGCCCCATATTCAAGACATCAGTATTATTCTAAACGTGCACCTGGCAGTCAAACCGGACCGTTGCGCGGACCCTACTGGTTTCCTCGTTGGAAAGTCGTAGGTGGACCAGGAGTTATTACCGGTGCACGAAAGATTGCTGGAGGAGGCGTATAATGCAGATTCCTGGCTATGAAGGTCTGTATGAAGTAAATGACCAAGGTGAAGTAAGACGATCTGATGGAACTATCTTGATACCGCACATTGGTATCACTGGGGAAATGTGTGTGACTTTAATAAAAGATGGTATACGCACTAACAGACGTGTTAGCAGTCTTATGAACACTGAATATTCCGGCGTGTTCAAAAGGAAGCCGAAGAGGAAAAAATGAGCATCCTTAGTGCTGTTCAAACCTACATTAAAACTTATGGAAGCCTGGTTTCTAACGCACCGGTGTTGATCGATTTCCTTGGTACGGATCCTGTTGGTTATTCCGTTGTGTCCTTACCAGGACCAAAGATTGTTGAACAGTACCTTAATGGTGGGAGCAAGCGTGAATTTCCCTTTGCCCTGCAGGTGATGTTCAGTACAGCTGACGATGCAACCAGACTCGAAAATTTAGGATTTTTGGAAGCATTTGCAGACTGGTTGGAAAGTCAAACGGAAGCAGGAACGTTGCCAACATTAGGTTCAGGCAAGGAAGCCGAAAAGATAGAGGCGCTCGATCAAGCATTTTTGTATGAACAAGGCGTTTCGGATCGTGGAATTTATTCAATTCAATGTAAGTTAACATATGGTCAAGATTAAGGAGTAATCAAATGGCAAAAATAAAACGTAGTGAAATTCAGACTTTTCTAAACACGACCCCAGAGTCACCGCATATTCTGGCATCAGCACTGGCAACCTACGCACTAATAGGCGATGGCGTAGTGTCAGGTGAAATTGACATGGGTCCGAAAACAACTGAGGAACAATTTATTGCGGAAGATACTGCATCCATCTCAATTGACAGTTACAGTCCGAAATTTCCAGTGGAACAAACTGCCATTGTTGGTGATGCTGTCTTCAATTTTGTGGACCAATTGCGTCTTGACCGCGCTATCCTAGGCGATGCTGAGACCGATATCGTGAACGTCTGGATGTACGAAACGCCGACCTCAACAGCCTATCCTGCTGAACAGCAAAAGGTGGCTATATCGGTTGAAGATGTTGGTGGTGATGGTGGCGCGCCGGTAAAACTCAATTATACAATTAATTTTGTTGGCAATCCAGTTGCTGGCATGTACGACGTCCCTACTAAAGTATTCACGGCGAGTTAAAGGAGACAACAATGGCAAAAATTAAGCGATCACTTATAAAGACATTTTTGAACACCGGAACTGTTGGTGCGCCCGATTGGGTGTTAATCAGTCCTGGCGTCACAACTGCCAAGATCGGTTATGGTCCAAAGACTACCGAAGAAATCTACATCCATGAGGACACCGGCAGCATTTCAATTGATTCCTATGCACCAAACATACCCATTGAGGCCTCTGCTGTAAATGGTGAGGATGTGTTTGAATATCTCGATGCTAAGCGTAAGGCACGGTCTACCCTTGCGGATGCTGAGACTGAAGTTGTGAACGTCTGGTTGTACAAGGGTGCTGCAGGTGGTTTATACCTGGCAGAAAAACAGGCTGTCAGCATTTCATTTGACAAATATGGTGGTGCTGGCGGGCAAGCCGCAAAATTGAACTACACGATCAACTTTATTGGTGATCACGAAGTAGGGACATTTGATCCCGTCAATCTCGCATTTGTAACACTTGATGACGTTGCCAAATTGTCATCCTTGGTGATTGCTTCCTTGACCTTGACACCTGCGTTTGGCGGAAGTCGAATTTGGTATACTTCAGAAACTACGGATGCCACAAATGTAATTACCGCCGTGGCCGTAGATGGTGATTCAGTCATTACCATCGATGTTGATGGCGTTACAGTGGTAAACGAAGATCCAATAAGTTGGGTTGAGGGATTGAATATTGTAACCGTGACATCCACCTTAGGAGCCGACACTGCAATTTACTACGTCTTTGTGACTTACACACCAGCCGCATAACTAATCCTGTTTGAAGTATTGAAGGAGACATATGGACAACATTCAGATTGATACTGGCGTAAAGAAAATCCACATAAACAGTGGCCCAGAATTTATTGAGTTCAACCCATCGGACGTAACCTTTGCTGAAAAGTTTTATCGGCTCGTCAAAGATTTCAATGCTAAGCAAGTTGAATATGAGGAACGCCACAACAAAATAAATGAAAACGCAGGTGTTGATGCCAATGGCGTTCCTGTTAACCTATCTGATGGCCTGACACTTGTCCGTGATTTCTGTGAATTTACACGGGGTAAGATTGACGAACTGTTCGGTGATGGAACATCTCAAAAAGTGTTTGGTGATACCTTAACTCTCAATATGTTTCAGCAGTTTTTCCAGGGAATTACTCCGTTCATCAAAGTTGCCAGGGAAGCCAAAATAGCCCCGTATACTAAAAAGGGTCAACGGACTGCGATGAAATAATGAACATCATCACCGATATCCTCCCTACTGCCGTTGAAATTGATGGCATTGAATGTCCGATTAACACGGACTTTCGAAGTTGCCTGCGTGTTATCATGGCATTTGAGGACGACGAACTTACTGAATATGAGAAGCAGATGATCTTGTTGGACGTACTGTATCCTGAAATACCTGGCAATGTGCAGTTGGCCATTGAACAGGGCATCAAATTCCTAAATGGCGGCAAAGACAATGAACCTGCTGATGAGGATCCTACACGGTTGTATTCGTTCGCAAAGGATTCCAATTTCATTTTTTCAGCTTTCAAGCAGACCCACAATGTCAATCTGCAGACCGATAACATGCACTGGTGGGAATTTCTGTCCTTGTTCATGGACCTGGGAAGTGAGACCGTTTTCTGCAATTTATTGAGCTTGCGGAAACGGGTATTTGACGGCACAGCCACTAAAGAGGACAGACAGACAGCTGAGAAAATGGGTGACATCTTCGACATTCCACAGCCGGACACCCGCACATTGAAGGAAAAAGAACAGGAAGCAAAATTTATGCAGTTGGTAGGAAATAAATAATGGCATACGATGGCAGTATCCGAATAGATACATCGATCGACGATAAAAGTTTTAATGTTGGAATGGCCAAGCTGTCTTCTGCGATTAAAACGGCCATGACTGGCGTTATGGGTGCACTCGGTAAGGTCGTGATAGTCGGTGCAGTTTTAGCTGCAATAGTTGTGGCGTTGGCAGCTGCCTTTGTGGTACTTGCCCTTGCTGTTGTAGCCTTTGGGTTCAAGATAATTACTGAAATGGCTAAGGCAGTAAATCGAACGTCTGTATTTGGACAGCAGATTGAACAAATCAACAAACTGTTTGCCGATGTAAAAGGTGCAATCTACGGTGCATTCTCGCCGCTTATTATTGCCGCAATACCTTACATTATCATGGCGGTAAACTGGTTGGTTAAATTGTTGAACACTGTGCAGATGATCATTGCCGCACTGTTGGGGCAGAAGACCGTTATGCAGTATGTGGCTGGCAGTGCTGCTTCAGCTGCAACAGCTACTGGAAAATTGGCCGATAATACCAGTAAGGCGGGCAAGGCAGCAAAGGGCGCGTTGGCCGCATTTGATCAGTTAAACGTATTACAGCAGGATACCGCTGATACGTCCGGTGCAGGATCCAGCGGGGGCGGTGCAATGCAGTTTACCGAGGTCCCCATAACTGCCAGTGTGTTGGACACTGTGACTAAGATCAAACAGTGGTTCGTGGATGCGTGGGCGTGGATACAACAAGCGTGGACGAATGTTAGCACTTGGTTCAAGACCTGGATATGGGATCCACTAATGATAGGCTTTAGTGGGGTGTGGGCGGAAATTATGCGTATTTGGAATATTGTGGCGCCCTGGTTCAAAACTAATATCATTGACCCGCTTGCGGCAAAATTTAATTGGCTTGTTGGGATAATGATTGAAAATGCAAATAAAATGTACGTGGGTTTTATTCAACCATTCGTTGCATGGTTTATGACATACTTGTGGCCATTTGTTAAAATGGCAATAGATTTGATTGTTACCAATATCAGATCTAGTTTTGATTTTATCGTGTCAGTGTTTAGGAACGTACTGTTAATAATTTCCGGTGTCATTAGTGGAATTATTACTGTAATAGGTGGAATTATTCAATTCATTACCGGTGTGTTTACCGGTGATTGGAGTAGGGCGTGGGAGGGAATTAAAAATATTTTCAAAGGAATATTTGAGGGCATAGGTGCAATAGTCAAGGGCGTAGTAAACACGGTTATTGATTTTATCAACATGATGATCCGCGCCGTTGCTGCTGGAATGAATGCAGTTATTAATGGACTTAATTCTATTCGGGTGACCATTCCAGACTGGGTACCCTTCATTGGTGGGAATGTTTGGGGCTTGAATTTGCCAAATGTTCCGGTCCCGCAAATTCCACGTTTGGCAACAGGCGCGGTCATTCCCCCAAATAGTCAGTTTGCAGCAATCCTTGGTGATCAACGTTCAGGCACAAATATTGAAGCGCCCGCCGATTTAATTCGTCAAATTGTCCGTGAAGAATTGGGCGGTTCTCAGGGCGGTGACATGAACATAACAATGCCCGTCTACCTTGATAGTGAAAAAATATATGAAGGGCAAAAGCGGGTGTCGAGACGGCGCGGATCTTCTTTGGTTGTTGGGAGCACAGCATGATAATTATTGACAGCACATCTTACGATGTTCCTATTATCGAATTAGATGAGTCGTGTGATTTCCTTGACAAATTTGCAGAACGCACCGTAGATGGTGTTTTACACAGAGAACTAATCGGACGATATTTCAACCAACAGATTAAATTTGGCTCTCCAACAAATTCAACGGAAGTTGCAGCATATGCGGCACTTTGGACCAAATTGACTGAAGCAACAGAATTTCACACCGTCACTGTTCCGGATACTGATGGAGTGGATTTTACCTTCACCGCCTATTTTTCTAATACTAAAAGGTCACTTAGGAAATGGACGGGTGCTAAAACATTCTGGAAAACCATGACAGTTAATTTCATTGCACAGGAACCGGCGTGACCATTACCTATCCTGTTATTCGAATGACTATTGGCGGCGGCACAGTGTTTGAATTTGCAGGCACTAAAGTCATATCTGCTACGTTGATTGAGGAGATAAACCCGATCAGCGTTGAAGTGCCGATTAACACAATTGAGTTCAAAATATTAAACACCGACTCATCGTTTTCCATGTTTTCAGGTACATATTTTCAACTTCTTTCGGAACGGCTTCCAGTTTTAGTTTATGAAAATGTTGACGGTGTAAACTCTTTCCTGGGAAAGTTTTACCTTGAGAATTGGGAGAATGTCAGCGCGAGTGAGTTTGCATTCAAGGCAGTTGATATTATGGGCGTTATGGATGCCACTGATTATGACGGCGGTTTTTGGAGTGTACCAACAACACTGGAAGCTGTGTTGACGGCGGTACTTAATCCTATCAACGTCTTATTCACTGTTGATGCCACAATCAAGGACACATTAATAAGCGGGTGGATTCCACCGAGCAATTATCGAACGGCTTTACAGCACATATGCTTCGCTGCCGGCGCAACTGCGTCAACGTCAAGAAGTCAAACACTGGACATAACTCCAGTGAAATTGCTTGAAAGGTCCTACAACATTGAGGTGACCGATTCTGAAAAGAGTGTCAACCAGGCCATAAAATTACTGCCCTTGGTAACTAATATTGAACTAGTGTCGCACGACTACACACAGGGTTTGGTGATTGAGACCATCTTTGACAAATACCTCGATGCCGGATCGCACAAAATTATCTTTGAAAAACCCTACTATGATATTGTTGTGAATGGTCCTGGTTATAGTCCCTCACTCTTAATCACCGAAGATGGTGACTTTTTTGTGGCTGAAGATGACGATTATTTTGAAGTCGGTGGAGAATATGTTTTCGGACCCAATGCTCTTTACTTAGAAATGGACGTAGCTGGCACTATCACAGTGACAGGCTATCCGTGGCTGGATAGCAAGCGCGCTTATGTTTTCAATGAGACGGGCGTGTCTGAATTTACGAACAAGAACACGAAGTTGATTGCAGAAGCGACTATGGTAAGCACGGCCAACGCGCAAACTGTTTTGGATCAGGTGCGCGATTACTACAGGCAGCGGTACACGCAAAATATTACCCTGCTCCCGTCAACAATTCAAACAGATGACATTATTTACACCGGCACACCCAATCAAAGTCACATTTTGGCTTCAGTTCAAAAAATGAACATGAACCTTACCGGTGGTTACTTAGCAAAAACGGACATACTCGGTGTGCAGGCCATAGACTACCGGCAGCCGCGAACTGGAATAGCTGTTTGCGGCGCAGACCTAACAAGGCAGAATGCGTTTAGGAGATATCAGTATGCAATATAAAAGAGGCACTTATGGCAAATAAAAAATTCACAACTTTGGAAGCTGACCCCACTACTGTAATAACGACACCGGCGTCTGGTGATTTTATTCTCATACATGACATTAGCGAACCACTGCTGGCTAAACAAATAAAAGCGATTGCCTATGCTGATTTAGTTAAATTAGCAACACAAAGTGCATTGCAGGCATTAATAACTGGACAAGCCGCGGGTGATGTGTTTTACGCAGATACTGCAACGGCATTAGCAAAATTAGTGAAACCGTCTGTAGATTCTGTACTAAAGAATACGAGTGCGGGAGTTCCGAGTTGGAAAGCAATAGCGGATTTAGCAGTAGTTACAAAGCGCCAAGGCGGAAGTGCAACTGATTGGAACAATAGCACCGCCGCGAATAATTACACGCCCGCAGCACACATTATACAGTGTGGAGCAGCAAGAATTGTTATAACGAATCCTGCGCAATTTAATAGTGTAACGGTTACTTTCCCACAGGCATTTTCATACAAGCCTCTTGTTCTTACTGGTGGAGCAAGAGCTATTAGTGGTAGTTACACCATGGGGGAAGATGGAAATGTACTAGTTGGAGAAGCATCAACCACTCAAGTCTCTATAACTTTAGAGAATGCCAGTAGTGGTACGAGTACATGGGAAATAGCCTGGCTTGCAGTTGGCTCAATATAAGGACAATAACCAATGGCAAAAATATACACAAAAGGCGTTTGGGTTGATGAAGTATTAGCTGGTGATGCGCGCTATGACATCAAGGAGGACGACGGTACACCAATTAATGAAACAGTGCAAATAGCTCTTGCTACTGCTGTTGTTCAGGCTGGTACTTCAGTTGATGCTGATATGATGAACAATATTGAGGAGGGGATTGATGGGTTAGATGATCTTGTTTCAGCGATGAATCCTCCTGTAACGGATGCTGAGAGTGATATGCAGATGGGTGGTACTGGTGCAACAGCGGGCACATGGATAAAGAAGACACTGGCGCAAGCAAAAACTATTCTTGGAATTGTTGCTGCAACATTAACAGGATCTGGTATTGTAGAACTTGCAACTACTGCTGAAATTAATACTGGCACTGATACTGCGCGTGCGATGCCGGTGGATCAGTTTGTGGCCTCAAATCGAAATGTTAGGTATGTCGTTATGCGCTTTATTGAGGCAGCGGCCGATTGGTCCGCTGATGCTTCTGCGGCGGTTGGAGGTGCGGTACCATTGCCATTTGCTGGGACTATCGTGTCTATAAAAGCAGACTCCGATGTTGCTGGCACCACAGGCACAGCAATTGTGGACGCCAATATTAATGGCACTACAATTATGGCAACTAATAAACTTAAGTGGGACTCAACTGAGAAGTCAACTGCGACATACTCTGGTACAGCGGCAGCAATTTCATCGGCTGCGGTCGCGGCGGGTGATTTATTCTCCATAGATATTGACACCAACCATACAACTAAGTCAAAGGGCTTGACTGTGACCTTAGGCATAAGGATGACGTAATGACGATTACAACCCTGCAACCCAATGATTCTGATTGTTTCGCGTATGCGGATGGCCCAACGCAGAACTTTAATAACCTTCTTCAAGCTGGATTTTATGGTGCTGGAGACAGTAGGCATGGATTGTTTAAATTTAATAGTCTTTCAGATGGGACAATACCTTCAACAAATATTGTTGATAGTGTAGTTTTAACATTAACTTCAACAGATGATTATGCAACTACATCTGAAACTATCAGCGTATACAGGGTCAAAAGAGCGTGGGTCGGGGCACAAGCAACATGGAATATTTATTCAACTGGTAATAACTGGCAAACAGCAGGTGGCACTGGGGCAAATGATTATGATTCTACTGCTATTGGTTCTCATGTTATGGGTGCAGCAGAACCATCTGGAACACCGCACGACTTTAGTCTAAATGCCGCCGCAATTCAGGAAATTATAAGTGGGGCATTTGCTAATAATGGGTTTATGATAAAGAGTCCAGATGTAACACTTAACACGCTTTATGTTTATGCGGCACATGGGGATCCAACAGCAGCATATAGACCAAAGTTAGTTGTGACCCATCATTCTGGAGTAGTTACGTTTATTCCTAAAATATTTGTGTTTTCAGAAGCTTGGAAAGAGAATGCATTAGGCCTATTTCAACCAAGAAATTTGGGTTTAACAACAATTTGATAAAGGAGAAACATGTTTACAATAGCAGGATTAAAGGCAAGTAACGCACAAGAGATTGTCGATTGGTCGCACTGGCAGCTGTTTGGGTGACGTTGCCATAAGGAGCATAAATGATTTTAGGAATAGATATTTCACATTGGCAGCCGTATCTCAACTGGGAAAAACTAATTAAATTTGGCAATGTTAGATTTATGTTCGCTAAATGTTCGGATGTAGTTTTATCCACTGGCAAGGATTATAAAGACCCTAAGTTCTTAAAGTATGTAGACGATGCCAGAAAAGCGGGCGTAATTACTGGTAGTTATCATTACTTCCAGCCCAAATTTTCAGCAAGTCAACAGGCACGGAATTACTTCAATCAAGCAAGCAAAGTATATCCAGACCTTCCGCCCGTTATCGATCTGGAAACAAGCGGCGGACAATCTAACGCGGTAGTAAAAGCTAATGTCCTTGCCTTTTGTGAAAAGACAAAAGAACTTTGGGGCAAGTATCCTATTATCTACTCAAGAGAAGAACTGATAAAAAAATTCAGTTTACAAGATTATATTAAAAATCCCAACCTTTACTGGAAGGCAGATTATAAGAGTAAGCCGACTGGACATCCATGTGCTTTTTTACAATACACAGAAAAACTACGCATACCTGGAATAGCGGTCAATCTTGACGGCGATAAGTGGCTAGGTACTGAAACTGAATTCGCTGACTTCGTACAAAATAACGTACAACCAGAACCAGAACCAACACCCGAACCATTGCCAGAGCCGTTTTATAAACAAGGTAGGGTTATTGTCAGCAAGCTAAATATTCGCAACACCCCAGACTGGCAGCACAACATGGTCATTGGAGCTTTACATAAAGGCGATATTGTGGATATTTCCAAAGTATACAACGTGCGCTGGGCTGAAATAGAGCCTGGGAAGTATGCGGCAATTCGTGGTGAAGCAGGCACGTTTATCGAGAGAATAATCTAATTAGAATTGGAGTAGTTTATGACATCAAATCAAGAAGTTATTAGTGAACTCCGAAGAATTAGGGATGACATCGGAGAAGTTAGAATTTCTTTCGCAACACACTGTGAACAATCAGTTACAAGGGATCGTGCCATAAAAACGATAATGGATGATCTCTACGGAAATGGTAAGCCAAGTATTGTTGTTTGGGCACGACATCAAATGAAGAAAATAGAAAATGCGGTGGAGGACACTCGAAAAATTGCGGTTAGTTGGAAGTCGGGAATATTTTTATTTATATGCACAATCACAATTTCAACAATCGTTGGACTTGTAGTAAACAGGCTGGGGCAATAATGGATGCAATAATTATTGTAAGCGACACCCACATTGGTAATGATTTTGGGTTGTGCCCTCCTGAAGGTCTCATCCTTGACGGCGGCAAACCGCTGGGACAGAGCAAATTCCAGGCCGCAACCTGGCGGTTCTGGCAGGACTGTTGGGACCACTATGTACCATCTGAAATTAAGAAGGCTAAGAAGATCACCCTGGTCCATAATGGTGACGTTGTTGATGGACACCACCACGACACAAATGGATCCATCGCAAACATCAAGGACCAGGAAAAGAATGCTGTGGCTATTTTCAAGCCCCTGGTTGAGCGGTTTGACTCGCTGTATATGGTCCGAGGCACAGAGGCACACGGCGGTATTGGTGAAACATCGACCGAACGGGTGGCGGCCGCATTGGGCGCGGTGGTGGACAAGGACACCGGCGACTCGTCCCGGCAGGAATTGTGGCTTGAGGATAATGGTGTTATCATGCAATTCGCGCACCACATTAGCAGCACCAATTCGGCCGCGTATGAAACGAGTGCACCCATGCGGGAATTGGTTGCTGTGCTTATCGAGTCTGCACAGTGGGGCAGACCGCTCCCGCAAATAGTTGTGCGCAGTCACCGGCACCGGTACACCCGTGTGCCAATTCCAACAGAACGTGGTGACATTGAACTCGTTGTGACGCCGGCGTGGCAATTGAAGACCCCTTATTTCTACAAAATTGATCGAACCAGAATGCCGCACATTGGCATTCTAGTAATACTTATTCAGGAGGACGGAACATGGCAGATAAAAAGGAAACTGTATCAGTTGCCACAACCAGTAATAGAGAAAGTTTAGATCCTGGGTTCAGTTACAACGAATTATTGAATGCACTGGTCAAAGGGTCTACTCCTTTGTTGGATAAACAACATGAGGTTACAGTAGAAATGTTTGTTCTTGCTTCAGGAAGAAATGAACAATCATGTAGGAATGAATTGGATAGAAAAGTCGACAATGGGCAGCTAAAGAAGCATAGGACTATTGTTAATAGTAGTGGCAGAAAAATGAATGCTTACTACGACCCAACTAAGTGGCAACCTAAGGAGGTGTCTATAGAACAATCATCGTCAACCAAATAAAATTCACAAGGAGTTTAATATGGTATTCGAAATTTTAGCAAAGTTGTTGGCGTTCCTTCAAGCGAACTCAATCATAATTGCATTGGTTGCGTCCGCCACTCAGTGGGTAAAACTGCAGGTACAGAATTTCCCTTGGATCAAGAGTTGGATGTTCACTGTACTTGCCTTCGCATTCGCCTTCCTGTTTGTGATTCCGGCCAGCGGGTTTGTTTTCAGCTGGATGTGGGTGCTGGAGGGCATTGCAGTGGGCGGAGTTGCCACTGGACTGTTCAAGGTTGGTAGTGATTTAATGAAATCGTAGGTTTTAACGGCTGCGCTCCTTCCGGCTGTTGAAATAGAGGCCGGTGTACTGCCGGCCTCTTAACTCTAAATGGTATATAATAAATATGGGATTTCTTCATTTCCCTCCTTTTAAAGTGGCCGGCCAGTTTGACCGGCCACATTAATTTTACTTTGCTTTCTTTTCCTTTCGTCTAAGGGCCGCCTGCCGGCGCCGTTCCTTGCGGTTCATCACAATGAGCACCTGACCTCTTTTCTTTGGTGGTGTTGGTGCCTTATCACTTGGTTTAGATTGTTCCATCAGGATCCTCCTTGGCGTACTTCGCAAAATTACGCGCAGTCTGAAGAACAGGTGCCTCAGCAATTTCCGCACTGGTTGGATTATTTTGAAGGTACAAATCAAGTGCCAGGTCCAGGCACCGTACTCTAAGGTCCGCCTCAGACGAGATTGATGGGGTAGTAACCGGTGGTATTACAGCCGGTGGTGTTGTGGGCGCAATCGCATTGGGGGTGAACAGGTCACTTGCAGCTATTTTCACCTGCAGCTGCCCATTCGCAAATTCCCACGCCTTGGGGTATGGGAAGGATCCAAATGTTGCCGGCTGCGTAACATCCCATGCGCTTATGCACAGGTCCGCCCTGTCAGCAATATTCCATGCAACTAGATTGGCATCATCGCCCTTATAAATTTGCGTCCAGATCTTGGGTGTGATGTAAACCATTGGTTTGGGTGCGCCCTTTGGCAGGCATTCATCATACAAGTACTGTATGTAAAGCTGAATATTACTTAGTGACCACCCATAGTTGGCGTAAAAAATAATGGGCTCGGTCGCAACTGCCGACTGTCCACCCGCATGATTGCTTAGGTGCTGAACCATGAAGCTTACATTATCGGCAACCGGAACACCTATGTCGGCATACTGGTATATTCCACGTCTGCATACTCCACCACACCTATCCCACCAATCTTGAAACTGCGGAAAGAAACTTTTTCCCTCACTTATTTTACAGTACACGATGCCCTGTTGCGCGGGATTAAAGTCTGGGTACTTGTGCGCAAATACTCCCTTTATTGCTGTTGTCATCTACATCTCCTTTGGATAAAATTGTTCAAACCAATATGGTACATGTCCGTTCTCTATAGCCCAGAACCAGGCGTACGCCTCCGCATATTTGTCTCCCTCAGTTTGTATTAAGAATATTGCAGGTATTTTATCCATCTCCTTTCTAAATTCCGGATCCTGACTGGGGTGCCCATGCGTCCAATCATACTGGTGTGCATCCTCGTGCAAACACACCATTTTAGAAGTGCAGTATTTCCAGTCGAGGGCCGGCATGTAAAATCCCAAGGGAAAGTCACTTGTGTTTAATACCACGAACATTGTCAGCAACACCAATAGTATTTTAGTAAGTGGGCGCCTTTTTAACATTATGATCCTTATCGTAATCATTTAGATAGATGCCTACTCGTGTGGCCAAACACAGGTAGGACTGAAAACCCATACTGCGCATTGGTTGCGCTATCATCATGTGCTTTACCACGCCCTTGATTACTTTCTGCTCCTCAGTACTGAGGGCATTGAATGTCTCCAACACGCTTTGCTCAAACTCTGTTTGACCGTTGGTTGCCGTTACGAGCTGGTGAAATGTTGGTTTACTCATGGTTCCTCTCTATTGCTGCCTCAAGTATAATACCCAGGTCGGGTTTCACCCACCCCTCAGGCTTCACCACATCGAAGGTGGATCCGCGCTTCGACTGGTCTGCACTTGCGGCGCGCGCCTTCTTCATGTTGGACTCATGCACTGCATCGAACAGTGCATTAAATGGTAAACCGTAAAAATGACTAGTTCCGAGTGCCACATACACGAGATCAGCGAGTGCATCAGCGACACCAACAAGATCCTTAGTACTGTGCGCAAGCACTAGTTCCTGGAGTTCCTCAATAAGGAATTTGAACCGGAACTCAGCCGTCTTGTCGTCAATAATGTGCGGTTGACTATCACCCTCCATCGCCACCGGTAGCCCGAACTTTCTATGAAAGTCGCCTACCATTTCAAACTGTGTTTTGCTCATTTTTCTCCTTTTATTTACTCCAAAAATCTGCGTGCTTAACTTCTACTTTCACCAGCATGTTTGGTGTGATGTCATTCATGCCGTCAATCATTGCTTTTGATAGCGCAGCACTAAATTCAACTACCTCGTCATTTGGCACAGTCGCAACCAGTTCGTCATGCACCGCGGCCCCAATGTACTTCATAAGTCCACGTTCATAACACAATTGAAGCGCGCGCTTAAGACCAATAGCGCAAGTGCCTTGAACCATTGTGTTTAATATAACGGTTGGTGCGTTCTTCATCCCGACCAACACCCGCTTTGCTCCATTCGGCAGCCGTAACGACACCACTCGCCTACTGGATGATAGTGCGTAGGCGCGCCTGCGCATTGTTGCCAACCCGCTAAATGACGTAAAGAAATTGTTGAACATATTGTTCACGTCCCCCTCCGTCGCGCTGGACCCCTGCCCGCGCATGTACTCGTGCAATTTGGTGGATCCGCCGCCGAACAGCAGTAGGAATGTCATTGCTTTCGATGCTTGCCGCTGCTCCTTAGTGACCTGTTTAGTATCCACCCCGAATACTTGCGCCGCCACAGCAGTGTGCACGTCGTCCTCCCTAAGCAACTTATTCAGCACCACATCCTGCGCAATATGCGCCGCAATTCTGACTTCTATTTGTGAATAGTCACCCCATACTATTTGGTGTCCATCAACGCCACCAAAAACTTTTCGTCCGTCGCCCGGCACCTGTTGAATGTTGGGATCTGATGACGACATGCGAAGTGTGTCAGTTCCAGCGGACCAGAAGCGCGGGTGGATCCACTCGTTGATAATATGCTGCTGCTGCCATTCCTTAGAGTACATCTTCAGTCGTTGGGCAGGACCACTGTAACTCAAAAACAGGTCAGCAATCTCCTTAACCTTACCGGATCCATACATTGAGATGTCCTGGAATGTCTCCGCTTTTGTGTTTGGCAACTGCACCCCAATCGCCGCCAACGCCGCCAACTTTTGTTTTGGTGAATTGAAGTTGATGTCGCCCAACAGGCGTTTTAGTTCAATCTCGCTCTTACTTCTTATTTTCAACTGCTCGCCCAGCCATGCGTTCAACACCTTCGGTTTTAGAGGCAGGCCGTTTAGCGTCATCCGTACGAATGCTTTTATAGAGCGCATTTCAAATTCAAGTGCCTGTAGTTGGCCAGAGTTTTTGGCATTCTCTTGTTGGGTGTGCATCAGGTCTACCAGGTGCGTGACGTCCTCAACCGCGTAACTAATCTGCTCTGGAGTAAGCGTTTCATTATTCCAGGATGAATGCTCGATATCTTTGTTAATTGCAATGTCAAGTCGGCGCCTAACTGACTCGCGTAAACTTTTGGAGACATCCCGCCTACCTGTTGTTGAAATGATACATTCACCCGTTAAAGTGTCAAAAAAGTCTGCTTTTTCCCATGGCAGATTATGTGTCCCGAAAAAGAGTAAGTCGAAAGCCGTAATATTATGCCCAACAAAAATGTGGGTGTTGTCAAACAAATCGTGTATCACATCAGGTACACAACCTTGTCGCACTTTAATAAGGCATGGGTGCTCGGAACCCTCGCCCAGCATTTGAATAAGTGCAATGCTGTCTTTCCATGGTGAAAGACCGGTTGTCTCCAAATCAAATGCTATAACCTTGTACTTATTGAGGTGCTTTACCGCCTCAGTAGGATCCGTGATGATGTTGTCTATGTAATTCACTTCATGCCTTCTTTATGTTGAACACCATCTGCGCAAATTCCCATGTGATGCCGTCAATAAGTCCCACCGCCCACGTCTGCCAGGCGGCCACAGTATTTGGTGAGAGCGGCGGCAATCCAAACGTGTGCTCAGTGAACTCAGGATTGTTGACCGCTGTGTTGGTGTAGATGTGTGCGTTGCCGACGTTGATGACCATACTCCTAAATGCATAACCGGTGCATACCGCCACAACATGGCTAATCATTCCGAACTGCAGCACGTCGTACGGCATACCCCAAATCGCATCTGAGGACCTCATTGTGACCGTTACATGTAGTCCGCCGTCCTTCACCTGGAACTGTAAACCTGTAGTGCATGGTCGCTCGCTCAGCGGTTCACTCTGGTTGGCCAGTACAATCACGGCACGCCGGGTGTCTGGATCCTCACTAATGGTATCTACCACTTCCTGCAGTTGCGTGCCACAGCGTGGTCCGTAGGAGCTCTGAGGGGTGAATAACTCCAACTTAGCATGTGGTGCAACCCTTGCGATGGCACTTTGGTCAAAAACTCCAGCAATAAACTGCAATCCCTCCATGAAACCAATCATGGGATTATCGTGGGGCCGGCGCCAAAAGGTGTACGGCGGTGGGGTGAACACCATATCCTGCACCCCAGTAGTTTTCAAACCGCGTGGGGTTGCCGGTTGGCCATTTGCAAGTTGTCGGTAGTATCGTGCGTAGTAGTTCATTATTTGTCTCCTTCAAATATTTTGGCGGCACTGCGACATGCCGCCAAAATCAATTAGTAATTATCCAACTTTCGCGGCGGCGGCCTCGATGGCGGCGGCTGCACTTTCACCCGTGATCGGTGCGATCATTGGTGTGTAGTAGGATCCTTTCTTTCCCTTCTGACCTTTCGAGGTAAGGCGGATAACAGTCTTCCGCATCCCGCCCTGCGCTACCATCGCATTCATCATCCGGCCAATGCCGATGGAGGTGCGCTTAAAGTACAGGAGCGCTGGGGACCCAGTCTCAACCACGAACACAACGTACGCGTACATGAACGTGCAGGCCGGTGGTCTGCGCTTCCCGCGCTCGCCCGCCCACTTGTTCATAACGCAATCCTCACACGGTCCACCGGGGTCACCCACGCCCTCGATCGAATTGTCGCTAATGCAGAGCATGGTGCCCTCATCATCGCGATATTCGCGGCGCTTTGCGAACAGCCAAGGGACAACAGTGACGGAGTCAAACGGATCAAAGCCGGGAATTATCCACTGGCCGGGTTTGGCGTCGCCAGACTGCACCTCAGGGGTGAGTCCCTGGGCGAGGCGGATCATTGTCGGTGTGACGTCACTTGAGTCAAACATTGGTTTGTCACTGTACACTGACAAGGAGGTTTGCGCTGGGGCATTTTCCTCATCAGCAGTTTCGTCACCAACAAAAGCACTCATTGACATGTCCTTTGGGGCCTCCGGTTTTTCTGCTTTCTCAACACCGGGTAGACCTAATTGCTTATTCTTTGCCATAACATTCTCCTATTGATTTTAATGTTTGATTTACTAACAGCTTGGCCGCGCGAGTTTTCTCATTGTTGTACCGGTACAGCCAAGCCGGGTGCGGCAGTGCGATAACTGTCTTGGGTCCGCACGCCCTAACCCAGTCCTGCGCTTTATTTCCGCAGGCAACTACTAAGTCAAATCCTACCACCTCCTTTCGTTCAATATCTCCAACGTTAGTCCACACAAATTTCATAGCATTCGCATCACCAAGATTGCGCGCGTACTGCATTGTTGTGGGCGACGTGAATGGCAACCAACCACCTGGGTAGTGACCCCACACATTGCGCTTCTCTCCAACAAACAACACCCTCGCGTTATTGGGGCCAACGTACTGTGGCGGGCAGAAGTACCACTGCGGGTGTGCCATTTGGTTAATGATTTCGCCAATAACCTGGTGCGCGTTCATCTGCAAACTGCCTTGGGTAAAATCATTTGTCAGTATTGGCCACCCGTACCTAAGCGCGTAGTCGCGGAAGTGCATATACTCCATCATAGGATCCGTCACTAGGTCAGTTGCATCACGCCTGTCGCCATTCACGTACTTGTATGACGGCAGCACCATAAACTTTAATGTCGCCGCACGGCCATGCAACCACTCCATCAACCAGGGGTCGTCGTTAGCGCGCCGTTTACGGTTGAGGATGGTGGCGTACACTGCCTCACTGCACCACGACCGATCCCAAATAATTACAGTGTCACTCAGCGCATCCTTCTTAATAAATGGAGTGTACACACGGTCATCCGGTTTTACTGGTCCCCACTTGCGCACCTTAGTTGATATATGTATGTCATTCAACATGCTGCATACTTCACTAATGATAGAACTTTTTCCGGCTTTCTCAGGTCCTTCAAATACCACTATCATAATATCTCCTTCGATTGTCCAGGCACCACCAATTTGGCAAACCAAATATTCTCGTCACTGTCAAATTGCTGTACTGGTGTCTCCCCAATCACCTTGCCGAAATTCACTGCACATGTAATCACATGCTCAAACAGCCATTTGGACGCGGCTGGCGAAACTGACTTACTCATGTAGGTGGTCACGCGGTGCCACGGCTTGCCAAGCAGTGTTTCATAATCAAGATCCACTGGGTAGGCCTGAATGGCGGCGTACTCAGCTATGGACCACCACCGATTTTCCTGGATCCAGGCGTGCTGACGACCGGACACAAGTGATGGAGACCACCGCTGTGTTTCGTTGACAGCGCGGGGTTTCATTGCGCGGAAGCCGCCAATGCTTTCGTGGTGTGCAACCACACCGATAGGGTCCTCCATTGGATAATACCGCTCATATGTAACCGGAACCTGCACCTTGCCTTTAGGAAAATGACTGTCCACCCACGCTTTTATGGGGCGTGTTTCCTTTATGGGTCCTGGCAATCCTTTAATTGTGCATGGATCCATAAAGTGTATGACGTGGGTGCGTGGGCGCCGCTGCAGTGTGCCAGTCCACGGCAAATCGAATTTCAGGACCAGTGTGGTTTTGGCATGGACACGACGGTGCGCCTCAACAATGATGTCGCGGCCTTTGGTGCACGCTATCGGGCCATTCTCCCAATGAATAACTCTGGCCTTCTTTTCCACGCCCAGGTCGAGGACTGCCGTCAAATCACAAAATGCGTTTATGTTAGTGCGATCATTCTCGTTGAAGGCGGAATACGACATCGCCGAAAATCGTGAGCATGGGGGATTTCCAACTACGACATCCGCGTGATTGAAGTCCTCTGGTTTCACATGGTTGATTCCAATTAAATTGGCGAATGGCATGCACTCGTCCCAGGTCGGTATGTCGCCAAGGACGGTGCCGCCAGCGCGCTTTACTCCTAACAAAAATCCGCCTCCATACGTCGACATCCCTAACACTCTCATAAGTTGCCTCCATTCTTAACTACATTGTTGATTACAGCAACCGCGCTTTCCTTACTCCAACAATTAGCACGGTACGCGGCGGCCTGCTCATGCGCCAGCATGCTAAGTTCAACATCGTCGAACTGTTCCAGTTCCTGGACAGTGTGTTTAAAGTTGTCGTCAATACACTCTAACCCAGTTGTGTAGAGAATGGATCCAGTCCAGTCAGCGAACATGAAGCGGTTGCGCCATTGCCCCTGCGCGCGCGGCGGGTACGCGTGCGAAATAATTCCCCAATTAGGGGCGTAGGCCGCGTCCAATAAATCAAGTTCATTGGGCACAATGTTGTCACCATTTTTCTTACACCCGTACCTAATGACTGGCCACGACGCATTCATTTCCGTCACCTGCTTCGACATATCATAACGAGATGACAGGATCCAATTCCGCTCCTTATGTGGCGGCACAGCAACCTGGATTTTAGGAAAGAGGTTGGTGGGGTCATAGCGTTGAAGAACACCCTTTGGCCAATGGAGCATATCCTCCGGACCGAAGTTCGTCACCCACATAAACCATGGGATGAGTACTTTGGCAGGTGCGTTAGCAAACTCTCCTTTGTACAATTCTGAATACACGCTCATGATGTCCAAAACATTCGCATCAAGTACGTTCCAATACTTGTCTCCATTATGCAGGAGTTTCATGTGCCGGCGCAATTGCCGCTCGTCACCGCGGAATGTTTTCAACCCACTGGCAATTAGCTGCAAATGCCAGTCGTCCAGAAAGAAGGTGACGGGTGTATTCGTCTCACGGAACTTAGATAACATAAGCGCGCATGGTTCACTGTACCCGCCCGCTATTGACTGGCTGGCGTACAGTCCGCACACTACAGCGTCATACTCGTCCAAATGTTCGAATGCGGGGTAGGTATTAACTACCTCATGCCCGGCGGCAACAAGCGCGTAGTAGACGGCGCTGGCCCCAGAGTAGAGTGGATTTTTCTTACGCAGTATATTGCACTGGTTGGGCGTAAACCCGGTCATCAAAATTTTCACGTGTAATCTCCTTTATTTATAGTGGTAACTTATACCCAAACGACTCCTACGTGCCTTACTTTCATTCTGAGAGGCTCCGAAGGGGTTCGAAAACACTCTCGACTCGTTAGTACCGGTACATTGCCAACGCTTCATCGGTGCATGGGACAAGCCGGCGAATGTTGAACCGGTCAAGAACCTTGTCCCCATTGGACATTATGTAATTGACGTCGTAAACCGCCCAGTGGCAATAAATACACCAGTCGCCGATGGCACCTGTCTTGGCCACCCACCTTAGCATGTTGCCGCTGTTGGTCATGTTGAGACCGTCGGGTGAGTCAACAATGATGCCGTCCGCGAACATCTGGGTGGGCGGCAGTGTCTTTAGCCTTTCAAGGGTTAGTTCATTCATTAGTACCTCTGTTCTACCTTAAAATTAGGCAATTTTTCCATTACCTTTGCAACAACCGCATCAATATCGACATCCCCGCCATAATTATCAATAGCATGGTTCATTTCAAAATCAGTCATGATGCCGAGTTGAACTGCTCGTAACATTGCCACCATCACATCGAGTTTTTCCCCACAAAAATCTTTGTAGAACATCCAGATGCGCGACCCATAAATTCCATGTGAGTCAAGTTGCAGTAAACTCCCAATGCCCCCTAACAGCATATCTGGGTCGTAATTAATTGAGCGGGTAAGCAATTCCATACATACCCTAAGAGCTCCTGGGTTGCCTTCGCTTAATTTTGATACGGCCGTCATAGCAGTATCAGTAAGACCTAATCTTTCATTCATTTAATTCTCCTTTTATGCGTTATTGATTTGGTATGCGCACCCCACCAATACAATTATTTTATAAGCGCGCGGGCGGCAACAAATGCTGCCTGCTTTTCTTTTGCACGTCCACCAAACAATGCGGACACCTCAACATTTTTTCCATCGCGATAGTCTGCACTTTCAACAACGGCATTATAAAGGTGCCAAGCCGTCGCACCGAGTTTGGGGTACTCATCGTTAAGCTTGGTGTACAATTCAGCCGCGCCCTTGCGTCGCTCTTCCGCCTTCTCAGTGTAGTATGCCAGTGCGTACTCAGCATCACCCACACTCTTGAACAGTAGGTCACCCAGGTCCTCCTTAGAGTAACCCTGTAGTGATAGGTCGTCGCGGGGTGCGGGAAGCGGGTAAACTACCTCAAGTGCTTTGTTGACCTGTGCCGACGTCACCTTTGTGGTCGCCAGTTGACGGAATATCAATGTGGTCTCATCAATAGCACTTTTAGCCTTGGCCAGCAAATTAATGCGCGCCTCCAACTGCTTTCCGGATCCTACAGTGTGCTGAATGGAAATGTTGACCGTTGCCTGCCGCAACCCACTGACCAGGGTGTTTTGGCATACCACTCGCACTGGGGTGTAAATCAGCTTTGTTGCAGTACCGCCGTCCTTCACATCCACTAATAGGAAGTACCCGTTAATGGGATCGCCCTCAATGTCGGCGCCGCCGGTGTTGAAGCTCATAAACACTGTCTTACCCTCAGCAACTGCACCCGCAGTTTCCAGGGGCCACACCTTAGCGAGCGGCTCCATTATTGAGGCCAGCTGCACATTTTGAATTAACTCATACTTGCTACCGGCCATGCCGAACACCTTATACTGCGGGTCATCCGCAGTTGGGGTGCGCATGATTGCGACCTTGTCGGTCTTGACGTTCTTGTCTTTGCCAACGCGTGCATACAACGGAAACTTTTCAACTGAGTAGTCAAGGCCGACCTCAACTACTGCCGCACCAGGGGTGATGGCCTTTTCAAACACTTTGCCGAGGCCATGCCATGCTGGCTTGCGCGTACCATAAAACCGTTCACCAAAAATATTTGCGGTCATTCCTTCCCTCCCTCTAAAACCCATTTTAATGTTTGCAATCTAATGGCTAGTTCAATCTGGATTAGAGCTAAAGGTGCATTCACAAATACACTCGCTGACGGGTAATGCAACCGCTCATCAGCATCAACTTCTTTTATTCTTTCTTTAATCTGTTCTTCAGTTTTCACAATATTCTCCTTCAATTTTACTCATGGCGCTGAGTGGCGTGGGATTGAATAACCCCTAACCGCCCGCTAATTGCTTAGTAGGCGGATGTGATTGTTCAACGTCTGTCTTTGAGTGTGTCGTCACCTAGTGCATCCACCATGGACCCAGCAAGTTCGGCATCAACGTCGCCTGTGCAGTCTACTTTGTAGACGGCCTCCATATGGGTTACGGGGTGCTCACTAACTTTCACCAGTTTGCAGGTGGATCCTAACGTATTTTCCTCAAATCGTACCGTTACGGTGAGTTCACCAAAAGTGTAGTGGCGGCGCGAGCTGTAACTATCTGTTAAAGTTTCGGACGCCACTGCCCTGTGTCCATTAACCACAGTGTTGGACATGCAGGTCATCACCTGCTTCATTAGAGTGTGGTCAAGTGGGTACTTGAGAGTGACACCGTTTAACGATCCACCAACAATGCTATCCGGTTCGGGGAGGTCTTCTGGAAAGCACGCCACAATATCGGACATCAGCCCAAATTCTTTGTGTGCGTCTGCGACCCACTCGCGTAACATTTTGACGCGGTCCTTATGCACCTTATCTGCCTCAGCTAAAAATTTTTCCTTATTCATTTCTCTCTCCTTCGACTATTTTCTTCCCAGCATACAGGTTCATTTTCAAACCACCGGGTATTTGCACAAATCCGCCCGTCGACGCAATGCCCATCATCTTGCCTGAGGCGGACTCGCCGATTGTTGTGGCGGGGTCAATAATCAACACCAGCATTCCGTCGACCTCGACGGCAAGGATGTTGTCGCCGACCTCGCGGGCGTCGCGCAACTTAACTGTTAAATCCTTTTCGATCATTTGCTTCCTCCATTTAACCACACCACACGATTGGCTGCCTCTTCTTTAGAGGACCAGTCGCTTTCAGCGTTCCATTTACCGTTGGGCATATAAAATCCTACGGTCCATAAACCGGGTTCTGACTGAATATACACATACATTTTTATTCTCCTTTACTCATGGCACTGAGTGGGTGTGGGATTGAACCATCCCTGATTGTCCAGTAGGATCTATCCTACTGGACAAATGCGATTGTTCAATTCTTACAATTTAAGTTGTACACAAATTCTCTTGCAAGCTGCTCACTTGAAAAGTCACACCCATCATCTGGGTCATTCTTGTCTTCTACCGTCCAACCATTAAAGTTATTGGGGTAGAGGAGATATTTTCCGTGCACCTCAACTTTGTCGTTCGTTCTGGGATCATTTATTTTGTTGTTCATTTTATTCCTTGTTACTCATTGATAACCGTGAGTGGCGGGCGAGGACAAACCCTCATTGGGTGCTACCCTCCACGTCCGCGCGAGTACCAGAATTATAGTTACTGGTGAGGGACTTTAGAACGATAGCACCCAATGAGGGCGGGAACACTTGGTTCCTGCCTCTGCATTTTTGTTCTTGACCTGCACTTTCTTGGAGGTTACTGGCGGGATGCTTTTCAAACCCAGCGGATTTCGTTCTGTCGTCTTCGGTCGAGGGCTTTCCGGCTTCGCCTTCAGTCTGGTCAGGTCGCTTGTTGTTAATGTTCTACTACTTTTATTCCGTCCTATATTCAATGTATATCTTTTGATCCGCTAATGTAATGGCTGAATGTCATGAAAAACTCGTGAAATACTCATGACATGTTTGGTGCACGTTGGCACGCTAATTCTTTTCCTGGCGTAATTTTCTAAGGAAGGAGGACGCGTAGGCCCGCGCCTTCTTTGCGTCACCAGCAAACTTCACGTGTAGCACCGCCGCCTCATATATATCATCCTCTGGCTTGCCCTCGGCATGGAGGCGCCGCAGCATTTTGGAAAACCCCTCACCGGCGGGTGGCGGAGCCATGGCCTTAACAGCTGTGTGCTTTTCCACAACCACGTCTTGCACTACCGGGGGGTGCTCACTTGGCTGGTACCGCGCGCGCCGCTTTTTATGCAGCGCCCCGCCGTCAGTGCTTACATGGTCGACGACGGTGACCTCGTCCGGCGAAAAGTCCCACAGTCCGGACCCCACAGCGTGGGGTGTACCAAATGACTCTGGCAGGTGCGGACTTGTTATGTCGTTTACCGGCAGCCGGACAATGACGCGGCCGTCCTCGGTGTTGCCGTTGACGGTGCCGAGGCCATAAGGGGTTTGAACGTGATCGTTAAGTTTCATTTGTTCCTCCTTACACTTTTAACTTCTTACACCCACACCGTGCATTGTTGCACGCTGGGGGCATCACTTTTGGATCCATGTACAATTGCATTCCCGTCCAAGCATCAAGCACCATCTTGTCCACCCGCGTGGTGAAGTCGGGATAGTGGTTGCGCACTATGTACATGTGGGGCATCAGGGCGTTCTTAACCCATATTAAAAAGTCGAACTCGTCGGTTGCCGCGTTTAGGCCCCGCAGGTAGAATAACGGTTGGGTTTCCCGGCTGGCGCGGTCCTCATCCCAGTCGGTAGCCGATGTTTTAATATCCATTGGCACACCGTTGGCCTGGACCACATCCACAAATCCAATGACGGGGATCGGCACGCCCTCAACTGCAAAGTCTACCTTAACTTCTACTCCGCCTGGGTCGACCACAATCCCAGCGAGCAACGAGCTGACTGATGGATCCATTAGTACTGAATTAATATCGTCAACGGTCGCGGCTACGTCCAGCAGCCCACTCATTCTGGTGCCCACCTTCCCGGCCTTCATTATCGCCATGTTGACGGCACGCTTGACGTCCACCTCCTTACCAGAGAACATATCCTCCAATACGGTGTGGACGGCGGTGCCGTACACCTGGGCGGGCGAGGATGGCGTTCTCACACCCCGGACATAGCCGACCCACCACTGGCGCGGGCACTTGGTGAACGTGTTGATTGACGAGTAGGAGAGGTGGTCCATATTACACCTCATCTCCCCACACGTCCCACCCTGGAGTTTTAATTCTTGCAAATAATTCTATACGCGGTAAATCACCCATAAGTTTAACAATCCTTTCTCGAACTTCATCTGGTTTTCTTGAATGTTCTCTTATTGCAGTATCAACAATAGAGTGGACGGAAGCGTCCGCGCGCCTTATCTTCCCTTTAATAGCCAGCAAACATAGTTCTGGATTGGCGCGCGTCCAATTACCCATACCCCAAAACCACGTAGGCATTCGTCTATTTCTTTTTACCCATGTGAATGCTACCGTTTTATATGTAAACCCCCATTTGGTAATTAGGTCCCAGCACCCGCTCAGCATAGGCATGGTTACCCATAAAAACAGCGCGCAGTCCGCGTCACAAATAGTATTCACTGGGAGGTTTTCAATAGCAGTTTGACTCATAACTGGATATTTGTAAATCGCACCACGCTTCCCAGCGCTCGCCTTGTCAGCATAAGACCACGGCGGATCAGCATAAATTATTTGGTACTTCTTGTTTGGAAAAGGCAACATCATCCAGCGGCCTCATCCTTCTTGCCATACTCAAATTCCAGCAATTTGATGGCGTTCTTAATTAGTACCATACCATCCTCCACTGATTTGGCATTCACAACGGTGGCGGAATAGTTGTAGCCCTTTGTGTTGCGTTCAACACTGAGGTTGACGGACACGTGGTCGTTCTCGTTATGTGTGTAAACATGTTGCTCTTCCATTTTAGTCTCCTATTTCAATTCTATTTTTAGCTAAATTAAAATAATCTTGGTCACTTTCATAACCAATAAAATTCCTACCAAGATTTTTGCACGCTACACCAGTTGTTCCACTTCCCATAAATGGATCCATCACAATGTCGTGATGAAATGAATAGATTCGCACTAATCGTTCTACGAGGGATAGCGGTTTCTCGTACGGGTGAGTTGGTTTATATACTAATCGATCATCGTACACCCCAGTCATTTGCGACCAGTGCAAAGGATTGAATATTGGCCCGCGCAAAATAAGTATTTCCTCAACGAAATGACCAAGGCCACGGGAATAGTTTTTAGTGGATGGTGTTTTAACCCAGTACGCAATTTCATCCGGCTGAAAGAACCTATACAGTGGATTGCAGAAAACTATAATATTTCCGGCGCACACTCGCTTTAGTTGTTCAATATCTAATGGTTCATCGTACGGCGGATCTGTAATAATGCAGTCCACACTCTTATCCGCCATTTTGCACACATTTAACCAGCAGTTTTCATTGTGGAGTTTCATCATTTATTTACTTCTATTCTCCCTTATTCGGGCAGTATATGCCATGGTCATTCGAGGTCACGTCGATTTTCGCCACGACAAGATTGTCGTCGGCCGCGCGCGCTACCTTCATCCCACAGTAACAGCACACTACCTTCGTGTTCTGCTTGGGGGCGGGGTGCCAGCAGTGTTCGTGTTCGGTCATTTAGTCTCCTTCATTGTATTTAGAACATTCCCAAACAGGTGTGACTAAATCAAACGCCACATCAATAGCAAAAAGAATGTTTGCAATCTGGCAGTTATTTTTACGATCATCTAATTTAAAGTGTGCACAATTCTGCCAGCATAAACAGTGTTCTTGATGCTTTCCTTTTAAGTGTGATTGTACGCTAACCACACTTCCATGATGTTCATATTGTTCTATCATTTTGCTTCCTGGTCGTCAAGACCACACCGTTTACAAATGTGGCTGACGGGCGTAGTACAGAAGGTCGCCCACTTATGACCCCTGATTGCACACACTAATTTCTTAAACAGCTTTTTCATCACAGTCTCCTTTTGTTAAGTACATAAATAATTTGAAGTTCAGCACAGTCAGGTGAAACGAGATCGCCCCACCCAACTCAGTAAACCCTATGTTGACTAGGTCAAGACAGTGGATTCTACTCACGCCGTTAGCCCATAAGTTTTGGAAGTGAATGCCGCCGTTCTTAGATAGTCTACGTGCGGGCAACAGTGGCCGTTTCATTTTCATCCAGTCATCAATGGTTATTCTGCGCGGCACCTCGTCAACGAATGTTATATGCAGCATGTCGTCCATTTTTCTTTGTTTTGAGGCGGCCATTAGGCGGTCAGGACTTTTACTCATTCATTCCTCGGATATTTCTTACGCAACCTTTGGTAGTCATTAAGCGCGCATATACCCTCCATATTTCTGTGTTCATACTCTGTTTGTATGAAAGCCGAAAGGTCGGCCGCACTTTCTCGCCAAGCTCTCACCTGTTGGCGCAATTCTACTAATTCTATTAAGATAGGCAAATAATCAACATTACCAATTTCCTTCACGTAAACGAGTAAACCAATCTCACCACTATTTCTACTAATGTTGTAGCAATAAATAAGTCTTTCTAATTGCGCACCGGTTAGTCTTTTATTCATTTATTTGCTCCTTATTAATCAAGTTAAAATCGAGCGGTCTCGGCCGCGTCACATGCCACAATAACGTCCATTTGTGTTGAACTACTCGTTCTCAATTCAATAAAAGAGTCTTCACCGTGGATTAACCTATACTTGCAATCATTCGGTAGACCAACAAGTAAAACGATAGGCCTTGAAATTTGGTACGCCTTATCAAATTCAACATGTGTAAAAGCTGTTGGTTTTACTTCTGCCCATAAGCGCATGCCTGCGCCCAGACAAAAGTCTGGTCGATACCACGAGCCATCTAAAAGAGTGAATAATTTCGGCTCATACCACCAACATATTTTCATCGCATCAAAATATACTGCCCACCGCGCCTAGAGACGGGAACGAAATACGCAGTTATGATATAGTGTTGGAATAGACCGGACGCCATAATTTCTCATTAAAATGCTCCCATTAGTAAACCTTTCGCATATTCGTTTAGACCAAGACCACTCCACTTAAACTGCCCGCCTGTCATTATCTTTTCACTGTTTCCAACATATTTCGCAACCTTACAACTGAAAGCCTTGTTAGTCATGTAAAGCTTATAACCATTTTCCTTGCCCCACGCATTGAATATTTGAAATAATTCTATCCGCCCCACTGACATTTTATCGTCAAGGACGGTGCAGTCCGTAAAGAATTGTTTCACTACGTCCATGTCACCCCGGTATTCAGCAACTGCATTCTTTACATCTTCAGGATCCTGCAGCCCATTCTTATACCACTCTATTGCACCTTGCACACACCATGCAAGAATACCGGGAAATTCTGCCTGTAGTTTTGCGTCCACGTCGTCGCGCCTCATGCGCTGCTCCAATGGTATTTCGTGAATGAAGGGAATAAGTTTCACACGGCGCCAAATCGGTTCTGTTGTGCTTTTAATTCGCGGCCGTTCATTGGTGCGCATCCAAAGCTTAAACTGCGGAATGTAGGTGAACGGCTCCTGGTACTTCTTACACACTTCTATTCCATCACCACCAGTGGCGACCTTTACGTACGACTCGCTTAGCCAGTTATTTTCTTCGGCCTCACTTACTGCTACCATCCGTGTGCCCGGTAAGCGCGCGAGACTGCTTTGAGTGCGATTATTCAAATCACCATTACCAACCTGGAGTAACACCCGCATGTCTATTGTTTGTGCGTACGTCCCAAGTAATTTATGCAGCGTCTCCATAATAGTGGACTTACCATTATTGCCGGACTCGCCCCAGCAAATAAAGAAACACTGCTCAGAAATGGATCCTGTAAGGGAGTAACCAATTGCGCGCTGCATATAATTGATAAGTTGTTCATTATTATTCAGTGCGAGGCGGAGTGTCTTTAACCAAAATGGACATTTTGCATCTGGTTTATATGGAACATTAGTGGAGTAGGTAATATTGAGTTTTGGATTAGCCTGCAGAAATTCACCGGTGCGAAGATCAACCATCCCGCCCTCAACGCTTAGGTAATGTATGGTTGGGGCGGCATTTAGTTCCTTAACATCAAGGCGAATTACTTCATTCATCGAAGCAAGGGAGATAATTGCCTTAAGCCGGGAGGAATTGAGGGAGGCGTCAGCCCACGCCGCTCTTGCGAGTGCAGCATCGTGCCGACCTGGGGCGGTGGCCTCCTCGAGCGCCTCACCACGAATGCGCACCATCATTTCCACAGCGAGGGTGGTAATCATTGCGGTGTCGTCGTCCGGCACCCATATATTTTCGTTCCACACATGCCAACCCATTCCATGCACATATCGAATTTTATTTTTGTACGTGCTGGTAAACATCTCAGCATTGTCGGCATCGGTCCGGCGCATTTCAACGGCAGACACACGCTTATCCTGCTTCTTGCGATGTTCAGCAGCCAGTTTGCATGCGCTGGCAACTGCTGATACCACTTCCTCATCTGGGAAGCCTGGCATATTCTTATCCCGCCAAAACATCATGTAGTCTAAGATAAAATTATGGCTGGACCCCGCCTCTGCCATAACTTTAGCAGTATGATATATGGAGTCATTTCGTTTGCCCTCAGGAACATCGGCCCCAGGTGGAGAATATTCATCGCCATCACCATCTTTTGTGATCGCGGCCAATAACCAATCAGGCATCTCGGCGGGCGGAATAACCCACGGCGGGTGGACCCACCGGTACGCATTTCCGCTTACGTGAATGGAGGGCGGGATTACTACTTGCTTCCCATCACCACGAATATCAACACCCGGAAGAAGCCGAGCCTTATGCACCTCAAAGTCGGGATACTGAAAATACAAATGCGTTCCACCACTACCGGTAAAAACTTCAGTAGTATCAGGAAGCGACTTACCGCGTGAAAACTTTTTCCAATTGGCCACGCCGTCGTGTTTCGTATCGATGTCGATGACAAGCACCTTTGAAGGTTGCCCACAAATCATTCCCCAGTTGCAACCAGGAAACTGTTTCTCCCACTTTTCAACGGCAGTAATTTTGTTGGATCCAGAAGTCTGCCACTCTTTCATTTTTGGCTTCTTGCCTGCTATCTCCTTATTAAAATAGAACCTATCCTCTAGCGGAATAAGTTGCGCGGGAAAAGAAGTTTCGGGACCAAGTAAATGAGTTAGTTGCTCATTCATGTTTGGCCGCCGTCTTGACGACCGGGAATGCTTGCTCGTACTCCCTCCGAATAATGAAGCGGATCCATGCAGACCGGGTCATTCCCTCACGCTCACGCAATTTATTCAGCGCGTTATTTTCTACTTTTCCAATCCGTATGGTGGTGGTGTAGAACGGAAGTTTGTTATTGAGGGGCACATTTTTCTCCTACTCTGAATTGCGTGCGCGCCCGCGTGGCTGTCGTGTAATATGAAGTAGTTACATTATAATCAATAGTTGTTCAAAAGTAAACCCCTCTTTGGGTTTATCCTTCTTCCTCACAATGCGTGTTTTGGGTAAACCTCCTATATAGCTATATTTTAGTTTTATAGTTTACCCTAATTCACTAAAGTGAGATAATAAGATAAATGCATGGCTGGGATGGGATGGCCCAGACGAAGGTGCCTACAGCGGCAAAGTGCGCGGGAGCGGGGACAAAGGGTGCCACACACCCACATTTGTGGTTATAATTGATGTGTGACTGATAATTCCAACGTAAATAATAATCAATTGCCGGTTAAGAAGCCTATACCGCCGCAACTGACGCCATTCAAGCCGGGCAAGGGTAAGGACCGGGATCCTAATATATGGACCGGGGGCAGACCACGCAAGGTGGACACTCTGGCCTCACTGCAGGCCAAAATACAAGAGTTTTTGGAGACGTCCGCCGGTAAGAATAACAAAACCAAATTGGACGACCTCATTAAGAGGATGGCGCTAACCCGTGGGGAGCGCAAGGCGTTGTTAGAATACGGGTACGGCAAAGTGCCCGACGCAAAATATGCAAATACTGGGGATAGCGTGGTCTCCACGCTACTTACACTGCCAGCCGACGTTATTTCCCCCTCATTCTTAAACGCTTACCGCGACATCCGCGACCGCAAACACACCGAGTATGTTTTCCACGGAGGCCGTGGTTCTACTAAAAGCTCATTTGTCTCACTCGTTACCGTCTGGCTTTTAGTCAACAATCCTACCATGCATGCGCTGGCAGTACGCCAGGTGGCCAACACATTGCGCGACAGCGTGTTCTCGCAATTGCAGTGGGCCATTAACGAGTTGGGGCTGCGTGAGCAGTTTAAGTGCACTACCTCGCCGCTCGAGATCGAGTACCTGCCGACGCAGCAGAAAATTTATTTCCGCGGCGCCGACGACCCAATGAAAATTAAAAGCATCAAGCCTCAGTTCGGCTACATCGGCATTCTGTGGTTTGAGGAACTTGACAC